CACGTAGATGGGATTCTACTGATTATTTTGATAGTACTATTAAGGATATAAATATTTGGAGTGGTGTATTAACACCATCAGAAATTTCAAGTAAACACGTACCCTATAGTAGTTTAGTATAATGTTGTGATATGGATAAAGTAGACGAATTTAATTTTTTATTATATGCTGCTAAACATTATGATAATCCCCAGTGTTATGATACTGTAGAATTTTATGATGATTTAAAAAGATTCAAATATATCAAGAGATTATTAAATCGCTATCTTGAAGAGGGTGATTTAAAAGAACGTTTAATTTTAAATCATATTATTATATTAAATAATGTATTTGGTGCCCATGCAACTACAAAAATGCTGTTTTTAAAATGTAAAGGCATGGAATCTCAACTTAAATCATTCCTATCATTTCTGGGTATTCTACCAGAAAAAGTTGAAAATATAGGGATAGAAAACAGAACCATAAATATTAAAGATATTCAAGAAGACATAAAAATACTATTAGAATTGAGGAAAATCTAATGGCTGGTATCTTTGATACGGTTTTAACTTATCAATTTATTAAAAAACTTACTACTCCATTTAATCAAATGCCGGCCTATAAGTACAATCTTATAGATGACAAAGGTAATTTTTTAAAAGACAGAAGTAAATTTTCACCCGAAGAAAGAAAAATTCTTGGGTTATTTGATATTATGGTGATAAATTTAAAGAAGCTTTTAGCTAAAATTCCTGGTGGTGCTTCAAGGCTTGGAACAATTGCTGCAACTGTCTTATTGTTAAGATCAAAGCCTATTCATGAAGATGCATCTATGGAAGAAATTGAAAATATAGTAGAGCAAGAATTTAATATCATTTATGATAACCTATTAAATTTAAACGAAGATATTCCTGTTAATGCTGCAGGAGGTGGGGCTATAGCTGGTATCGGTGAGCCTCCCGGATCCTGGAAGGGTGAACCCGGTATATCACCAGCAGTACAAAGAAAACACCAAAAAAAATCTAAACAAACATCACAGCCCATTCTTGCTTATATTAAAAGAGCAAAACAAATTTCACAGGCCGAACAAGCTATTGTACAGGGTTCACAAAATGCTTTACCATTAAATACTAAAAAATCGGGCTCTGATGGTAAAAGTAAAACTGAAATTATTACTGTACAGAATAAAGTAGAATCTTATCTAAAAGAAGATACTACATTACAATATCATAAAGAATTAAATTCAAAATTATGGGATGCTACTAATTCTTTAAAAGATCAGGTACGAGATAAGCTTTTACAAATTGCTGATGCGTGGGTAGCCTTTACAAAAATACCACCAAGTCTTATACACGATGTTGTAATTACGGGTGGTAATGTAAATTATAATTACACACCAAATTCAGATATTGATCTTCATATTGTAATGTCAAGATCTGCTATCAATCCGGATCGTGCATTTGTAGATGAATATCTTCAAGATAAGAAAATTCTTTGGACATTACAACATCCGGATATTTCAATATATGGTTATCCAGTAGAACTTTATGCACAAGATATTGATGAGAAACCTCATTCAAATCAGGGCGTATATTCTCTTATTCAAAATAGATGGTTAGCTCGTCCTCAAATGCTAGATCTTCATTTTGAAGATGATTACCATTTACAGAAAAAAGTTCAGTTTTATAAAGATATGATTGATAAGATGATTGCTGATAATGCTAGTGATGACTCTATTGACATATTAAAAGATAAAATTAAAAAGATGCGTGGTGATTCAATTGCAAAAGATGGTGAGTTTGCTTTTGGTAACTTGATATTTAAGGATCTTCGTAATGCAGGCTATTTAGATAAGCTTAACGATTATAAGAAAACAAAGCAAGATAAAATTTTATCATTGGGAAGACCATAATGCCATTACTTGGATTTTTTTTAAATAATAAAATTGGTCAATTTATTGGCGCTGCTATTTTACTTTCAGGAATTTTCTTTGGTTGGTTGGCTGCACATGATCATAATTTATGGAACGAAGCTACCAATAAATTTAATGAAATGCAACAGCAATTGTTACAACAAAAAGAAGAAGACTTTCAAAAAAAGACTGGTGAAATTAACACCAATGCTGATCGCATAAGAGCAATAATTGCTGAACAAGAAGCAGCTGCTAAGAAACAATTAGAAGAAATTGAAAAGAAAGCTGACGAGGAAACTAAACCCAAAACCCCTACAACAGTTCCAGTGTCCGATGATGCGGCACCTTATTTAAAAAGTATTGTAAAACAGCTTGATGCAACTTATGGTGAGAAAAAGAAATGAAAAAGTTGATTTTATTATTACCTTTGTTACTTACAGGTTGTTCTCAAACAGCGGTGCAATTATTAGCACCTGAATATAAAATTGTAAAAGCTCCAGCAGATATGTATGAGTGCCCAGTTGAAACAAAGTTTCCTAAACCTGATACATTGACAAATAAACAGGTCGGTGCTCTTATCCTAAAACTGCAAAAGAATAATATGACTTGCAAACAGAAGATGGACGCTGTCAAACAATTTTATGATGATGCAGAAAAAACTGTATCAGAACAAAAATAATTGTTGCTTTTTTCTATAACTATGGTATAATAACTCTGTTCAATATAAGGATAGAGTTACATGAGTACATTGTGGATAGAACAAAAATATGCTTCATTGGTTGGTACACAACTACAACAATTTAAAGTAAAAAAATCAAAACCTTACATAGCACAATTTAGATGTCCTATGTGTGGTGATTCTACTAAAAATAAATTTAAAACTCGTGGTCATTTTTATGAATACGAAGGTCACATTAATTTTAAATGTTTTAATTGTAGTGCCAGTACATCATTATCTAAATTTATTAAGACACAAAATCCTGTTTTATATACCGAATATCGGTTGGAAATTTTAAAAGAGACAGGTGGTGCAAATACTCATAACGAAAGCGAAAAATTTATACCTGCTATCGAAAAATTCTCTAGCAGACGTATAGATTCTTTTGAACCTTTTAAGAATTTGCAGAAAATATCACAATTAAAGCATGATCATCCTGCAAAAATATATGTTCAAAACCGAAAGATTCCTCCCAACGTTCATTTTAGAATTTACTATTCTCCTATATACTATACTTGGGTAAATTCGATAGTGCCAAATAAGTTCACCGATAAAGCATTGAAGCTCGATGAACCACGCATCGTTTTCCCGTTCATTGATTCTAAAGGTTATGTTTTTGGTTTTACTGGGAGATCCCTTAGTAAGACTTCCAACATGCGTTACTCTACAATTATCTTAGATGATACAAAAGAAAAGGTGTTTGGATTAGAAACAATAGACAAGACAAAGAATGTCTATGTAGTTGAAGGTCCAATTGATAGCCTTTTCTTAGATAATTGTATTGCAATGGCCGGCGCTGATATAAACTTGAATAATATAACAGACAGAGATAATATAACGGTAATATATGATAATGAACCACGAAACAAAGAAATTGTCAATAAAATTTCCAAGACAGTGGATCAGGGTTATAAAGTCTGTATCTGGCCAGATTTTATTGAACAAAAAGATATAAACGATATGATTTTGAAACAGGATCTTTCGGGTCCCGCTATACAAGCTATTATTGATCAAAATACATATTCAGGTCTTGCCGCAAAGATGAGATTACAACAGTGGAGTAAAATTTGATGTATTTACAGTTTTTATTTTCTAATTTATTCTGTGTTGATAATCTCAATCTTAATAATATTGAATTGGATACATTTGCTCAAAATTTAATGAGGACTACTGATGGTCGTAGATATACTAACAGAGGTGGTTGGCAGAGTGAATTTATTGATGAATTGCCTGAAGCCCAACCTTTAATTGAAGAAATAAATGGCAGATTAGAAGCTCTAAGACAAAACATTAAATTTAGAGATGATTTGGATCTTAGAGTAGAAAGTATGTGGATTAATATAAATCACCCTTATAGTTACAATTCACCGCACACACATCCTAATTCTTATATGTCGGGTGTTTATTATGTTAAGGTTCCAGAAAATTCAGGCAAATTAATTTTAAAACATCCATCAATTTTACAACCGTTATTTACACCCCAAGGAGTAATTAAATCATATGATGAATCTAATTGCTCTAAGTGGACAGTTGATCCTGAAGAAGGTAAATTGGTTATATTTCCAAGTTGGATTGAACATGAAGTAACACAGAATCTTTCTGGTGAAGATAGAATATCAATTGCATTTAATACAAGTTTTTACGAGAACAAATAAGAATAATAAAGAGGTTTAAAATGGCTGCAACTTATAAAGATACTAAGAAACTACTTTCAGACGCCAAATTCTATGAAGGCTATGCAAGATTTATTGAGGATGAAGGTAGATACGAAACATGGTCAGAAGCTGTGAACCGTGTTATGAAAATGCATTCCGGTTTTTATGCTGATAAGATGTCGTCAAAATTGATGGCTTATATGGATGAAGCTGCAGCTGCATATAAACAAAAACTTGTTCTTGGTGCACAACGTGCTCTTCAGTTTGGTGGTGAACAACTATTCAAGCATCAAATGAGAATGTATAATTGCACATCATCCTATGCTGATCGTCCAGAATTCTTTGGTGAAATTTTTTACATTCTTCTTTGTGGTGCAGGTGCTGGATTCTCTGTACAATCACATCATGTTGGTAAGCTTCCTAAAATCATTCATCGTACAAAAGCACCTAAGCTTCATACAGTAGAAGATTCTGTTGAGGGTTGGGCAACAGCTCTTGATGTTCTTATGTCTTCTTTCTTTGAAAATGGTGGTAAGTATCCTGAATATGCTGGTCGTAAGGTAGCTTTTGATCTTTCAGCCATTCGTCCAAAAGGAGCAAAGATCTCTGGAGGGTTTAAGGCACCAGGTCCAGAACCTCTTCGTCGTTCTCTTGATCGTATTGAATATATTTTAACCGGGCTTACTCTTAATGAGAAGTCAGCAACATTGAGGCCAATCCATGTATATGATATTGTTATGCACGCTGCTGATGCTGTATTGGCTGGTGGTGTTCGCCGCTCAGCTACTATTTGTCTTTTCAGCGCTACAGACGATGAGATGGCAGGAGCTAAGACTGGAAATTGGTATATTGATAATCCACAACGTGGTCGCAGTAATAATAGTGCTGTTATTGTTCGTAATGAAATAACAAAAGAACAATTTGCAAACCTTATGACATCAATTAAGCAATTTGGTGAGCCAGGTTTTTTCTTTGTTGATGATAAAGATATTACAACCAATCCATGTGTTGAAATTGGTATGTATCCGCAAATTGATGGTCAATCAGGATGGCAGGGATGCAACCTAACTGAGATCAATGGTGGTATGTGTGATAACGAAGAAACATTCTACAAGGCTTGTCGTGCCGCTTCTATCCTAGGAACATTGCAAGCCGGTTATACTGACTTTAAATTTCTTTCACCTGCATCAAAGGCTATCTTTGATAGAGAAGCACTTCTTGGTGTTTCTGTAACAGGTTGGATGAATAATCCAAAGACATTGTTTGATGAAAAGATTCTACAAAGAGGAGCTGAAATTGTTAAAGAAACAAATAGAGAAGTGGCTGGACTACTTGGGATTAACCCTGCTGCTCGTACTACTTGTGTTAAGCCTTCCGGGAATGCCTCTGTCCTATTGATGACAGCTTCTGGTATTCATGCTGATCACTCCCCAATGTATATTCGCAACATTCAGCTGAACAAAGATACTGAAGTTGCAAAGCTTATCAAGAGAATCAATCCTAATATGGTTGAAGAATCTGCTTGGTCATCTGGAAAGACTGATTATGTTGTTTCTTTCCCAGTAGTTGCTAAGGAAGGATCAATCTTCAAGGATGATCTTATTGGTATTAAGCATTTAGATCTTATTAAGAAGGCACAGGAGTTCTGGGTCAATGCTGGAACAAATATTGAAAGATGCGCTCATCCCGGCATACGCCATAATGTTTCTAACACTGTCATTGTTGACGACTGGGATGCTATTGAGGATTACGTATTTAATAACCGTGATTATTTTGCTGGTATTTCGTTTCTACCAATGACAGGCGATAAAGATTATTTCCAAGCACCAAACACTCAAGTATTAAATGCAGCTCAGCTTACTGAAAAGTACGGTGCAGGTGCAATTATGGCATCTGGTCTTATTGTTGAAGCTTTGAAATGTTTCGATAATCTTTGGTTGGCCTGTATGACTGCTAATGGTTATGGTGAAGATCTTACAGCAGATAATCATCAGAATACTCTCAAGAAAGATTGGATTCGTAGATTTAAAAAGTTTGCTACTAATTACTTCAACGGTGATATCAAGAAGGCTGAATACTGCTTTAAGGATGTTTACCTACTTCACAAGTGGGAAAAGATTCAGCAAACAATTCAGGATATTAAGTGGGAAGATGAATTGAAAGAAGTTAAATATATTGATGTTGACACTATTGGATCTGCTGCTTGTGTAGGTGGTGGATGCGAGTTATTCTAACACCCTGTGTTAAATTATGTAAAATTGATCCTGCCACAAACGTCTGTACAGGATGTGGCAGGACTTTAGAACAGATTCAAAAATGGCGCATATATACTGATGATCAGAGAATTATAATCATCAATCAACTAAGGGATAAAAAATATGGATTGGGATGCACTAATTGAAGTATTACTAGAAACTGTTAAAGATGAAAATGCTAGATCCGAAATTTATAAAAAATTGTTTGATTTAGTAGGTACTCATGATGCAGATGAAAGTTTGAACCAAGATCCATTATTTGATGATGTATATGAAGCCTATGTATCTGATGATGAAGATGATTCTCTTTATGAAGAAGATGAAGATGGTTTTGATTATGATGATGAATAATGATTATCGTAGGAATTGATTATAGTTTAACATCACCTTGTATTTGCGTTTGTGATTCTAATAGTTTTGGATTCTCAAAGTGTAAATTTTATTATCTTACAAGTAGTAAAAAACTTGATGTAGATTTTGATAACATACAAGGTGATTTACACGATGATTATTATAGTGAAGAACAAAGACACTATAACATTGCTAAATGGGCAATGTCAAAGATTCCAGAGGGTGCCAAAGTGTATATGGAAGGTTACTCAATGGGATCAATAGGTAAGGTGTTTAACATAGCCGAGAATGCTGGGTTACTTAAACACTTTTTATTCAGGTGGTGTTATGATTATTATATAGTTCCACCTACTGTAATTAAGAAGTCTGCTACTGGCAAAGGTAATGCCAACAAACAATTATTACAGGATGTATTCGAAGAAACCACTGGCTATAATATTAAAAAGAAGCTAGGATTAACAGATAAGCAATGGAATCCTTCTTCTGACATTATTGACAGTTATTTTATTTGTAAATATGGATATGAACAGGAGTTAAAAAATGTTGAATTGGCTTAAAGAATTTTTTGGAATTGGCCTTAATGAAGTTAAGACTGAAGTAAACAAAGCAGCTGAAGTTGTTAAGACAGAAGCAGTAAAAGTAGAAAAAGCAGTATCAGCAGAACTTAAAGAAGTAGAAGCTAAAGTTACTGAAGCAATTGCAGGTGCAGTAGCTGCAGAACAAAAAGCAGTTAAGGCTGTAAAAACAAAAGCTAAAGCAACTGCAGAAAAAGTAAAAGCAAAGACGACAAAAAAGAATGCAAAAAAGTGATGATATAAAGGTCTGTGCAGAACCAGGTAGCAATGTTCCTGTTGTGATAGGCAGTTGCCCCAAATGTGGTTCTGGTAATAGATCTTTAGTTCTCACAAACTTTGCAATGAATGGTAGAAATCCTCAGGCAAGCATGGTTTATTTTAAATGCATTGTTTGCCTGAGTACAATTGAAAAAAATATTCTTGAAGTTTCAGAGGATGATTGATTATGGCAGCGAGTAAAAGAAAGACATATGTTTCTAAAGGTAAATACGGAAGTGTTTCTAGAGAAACAGTTAAAGCTATGAAACGCGATCGCACATTTGTAGACAAGATGCAAGCTCAACTTAAACAATGGGCTAAGGGTAGACGTACAATGGTTACTATACCTAATCCTAATAAGAATGAAACAAATAAACCATTCATTCGTGTAGAAGGAAATCACCCTGCTGCATTTGGTCCTTGGAAGAGATCTGATAAAGAAGTAGGAATAAGGACATCAAATGATTGAAGTATACGGAAAACATAATTGCAATTGGTGTGTTGCAGCAAAGCAAATATTAAATCAATATGGATTGAATTATAGTTATTTAAATGTTGGTGAAGATATTGGTATCAATGAAATAACAGAGATGTTTCCTGGTGTGAGAACCGTTCCCATTGTTGTTGTAGACGGTAAACGTATTGGGGGTTATGAAGAGCTCAAAGCCTATCTTGAAGAAACATCAGGAGGCTTTGGTGATGGAGCTATCTAAATCAACCATAATGCATATGCTTCAGTCTAGTATTGTAAATGTTAAATTTACTAAGACAGATGGTTCTGAGAGAGAAATGAAATGTACTCTCATGGATGATCTTATTAAACCTCACGAAAAGAAAACTGATCGTGAAAAAAAGATAAATGAGAATGTTGTTTCAGTATGGGATGTAGATAAAGAAGGTTGGCGTTCTTTCAGATTTGATTCAATTATTAGTATTCATAAATAAATCTTATAATACCTATAATTTAATACCTAGGAAAAACGATGTCAGACCCAATATCTACACCGCTCATGGCTAAATTATTATCCGGTCTAGGCGGACTTATTGGTGGAGTATCATTCATGGTTTTTTATACACCTTGTAATGTTTGGGATGCAGCCATTAGATCAGGACTTAGTGTTTTAGCAGCAGTTGTATTTGCACCTATTTTTTTAGAATGGATGCAGTGGCATATAACTTCTGATAATCTTTTAGCTGCTTCTGTGGCTTTGGGTTTTTGTGCTTGGAGTGTTATTTCTTTTGCAGCCCGTACCCTTATCGGTCTTCAAGATGAAAAAGTTAAATTAAATTTACCAGGATCAATCTTTAAAAAATAAGATTGATTTTTTTATTATGGATTTGTTATGGAAAAGAATGAATTAAATAGAAACGCTCGGGGTGGCACCGAGTTGATGCAGGAACGTCTTCATAGTTCCTTGCCTGCTGATTTATTAGATAAATTTCAAATCATACCTTCTAGAGTTAGAGAGTTGCAAGAAGGTAAGAAGCATATTCTCTGGCTTCATGATCTACCATTTGATACTGAATCAGAACATTTGAAAGATCCAAATTCACGTAAACGATTTGATAAGATTGTTTGTGTTTCTGATTATCAAATGAATCTATATAATTTGGTAACCAACGTACCTTATAGTGAAGCTATTGTTATAAAAAATGCAATACACCCAATAGAGATAGAAACTAAACCGTTTGATGGAACAATTCGGTTAATATATCATACAACCCCACATCGTGGATTAGAGATATTAATTCCTGTTTTTATTGAATTAGCCAACAAACATAAAGATATTCATCTTGATGTATATTCATCTTTTAGCATTTATGGTTGGAGTATTCAAGATGAACCTTACAAACCAATATTTGAAAGATGTAAAACGCATCCTCAGATAACCTATCATGGTGCTGTACCTAATGAAGAGGTTAGAGAGGCTCTTAAGAAATCACATATCTATGCTTACCCCAGCATTTGGCCAGAGACGAGCTGCCTCTCAGTAATCGAGGCTATGTCAGCAATGAATTTGGTTGTATGCCCTAACTATGCCGCTCTTCCAGAGACCTGTGCTAATTTTGCAATGATGTATCCATGGAATGAAAATAAAAATGCTCATGCTGTACAATTTGCACATACACTAGAGCATGCTATTAATACTATAAGAAACACTCAAGGTCAGCCTGATGCCTACCTTGAGTTTCAAAAACAATATTTTGATTATTTTTATGGATGGGATAGAAGAAAGCAAGAGTGGGAAGCTCTGCTCAATTCTTTAGTATAAAAAAAATGGGATCTTACTTAGATCCCATTTTAACACTTTTAATACCCAGAATCAATCTATCTCTTAGATACCGATCTATTTCAGAGGTTGCTTTTTTCTTAGATAGATTTTGTCTGACAAATTTGCGACCATCTTTAAACTCAACAATGACGTGATGGTCAAATCTTGGATCGAGTTTCATAGTCATGTTTTATTCCTTCCAACATATTCCATTACATAGGTCTCAGACCCATCAGGATGCTTGTGTGAACGTATAATCTTATATCCCTGACCATGAAGGTCACGAAGACGTTTCACGCAATAGCGAGGTTGACCGGTAAAAGTTTTAATCATATTTTAGACTCCTTCAAAGTAACGAGCATCTGCTTCAGATGTATATTGGTCCTGAATCTGAATTAAATTGATAAGCATTTCCCTAAGACGATCAATCTTAGAGGAAAAAGCATTAGCAAGACCATATGCCTCAGAATCAATAGCTAAGCTATAATTAAGTTCCATCTGAGACAAAGCAAAACGAATCTGCTCAATAGTCAATTCAACGTCATTATTACTCATTACTACCTCCATTCATCATATTATTATAATACGATCTTTTGAAAATAATAGCAACCTTTTTATTTGATTGCCATATATTCTTTTAAGATTTTGAAGAAGTTTGTGTTATAGTTATAGACCATTGATTCGCAAGTAGAATCCATGTAAAAAAGATGAAATTTAGGTGTAAATGTATATAGAATATTATGAATAAAATCTGGCATATATTTTTCCTTTCGTTTCATCATATTAATAATATACGGTATTTTGAAAAAAATAGCAACAGAAAAAAAAGCTAATGATTTCAATGGGTTAGCTTTTTTGCTAAGTTATTGAAATCATTAGCTTTTTTTGACCAAAAAATCTCAATAAAAACAAGGGGTTAAAATAGGTTCCCGGCTAACCCATTGAAAAATAACGATAATTTTTATGTGGCT